ACTCATCATGATCCTGCGGAAGGCGAAGAAAATACACGGTGACCTGAGTGTCCTCATAGATGCGAACGGTCTGACCTATGAACCTGAGTGGATCATCCCGGTAAACGATCTGGCAAGCTTCGACAAATTCTGTTTAATCATTGCAAAATAAGGAGGAGAAAAGAAATGTATAACTTCATCGAGGACATGGTCCGCAAAGTGAACCAATACGGGAAGTGGCATGGCAGACACTACCTGAAGGACGGGAAACGCTGGTGCGATTGGGCTGGCTGCACCTTCGTCTGGGACCCGTCCGTGGAAGTCTGGAAGTGGGGAAAGGAGAAAGCGTAAAATGGCACTGTTCCCTGTTGAAAAAATCGACATCTCCTGTGGGGGATGCTACTGCTCAAAGTGGGGCCTGACCGATCTGTACGACCCCTGCGAGGCGAAGCTGCGGGGCCTGATCGGCTCCGGGGAGGACTTTGAGACCAGTTGGTGCGACAGCAAAAAAGAACTCCTCTCTGCCCGGTACTCCCGGGAGGGGAACACATTCACGGTCGAAGTGAGTGCTTGGATGGACGATCTCTGGGACCAGAACGATCTGATCTATGATGCTGTCTATGAAGCAAAAGAAAACACGAAGTACCGGGCCACCCTTTACGATATGGAGGCGCTGCAAAGCATCCTAGACGATTCCGCAGAACTAGAAGCAGATGCCTTCATCGAGTGCGTCCGTGACCAACTTATGTATCTCGACATCGATGATCACATCACGATCTCGGAGGAACTGGATGCGTCTAGCGTGACCTTTGAGAGGATCATGGAGGTGGTGGAGAAACTAGAAAATGAGGCACAGGAGGACCTTCATTACTTCTTCGACCGTCTCTGCTGGCTCGTCATGGATTGCGTGAAAGACTTTGGGTGTTGACATCCCGGGGCCACGGGTGTACTATTAAGAAAAAAAGGAGGTAACACCCATGTCAAAAGTCCCAGTAGGAAAAGAGAAGCAGTATCAGGAGGTGAAGGAGAGGTGGAAGGCCGCAAACACTTTCCACTTCTCCGTGAGACTCCAAAACAGAACTGACGCTGATCTGATCGAAAGGATCGAAGCGGCCCCGTCAAAACAGGGGGAACTGAAAAGACTCGCCCGGTTGGGAATCGAGTATGAAAAGCTTCAGAGAGAAGGCACTGCCCCAATCCATGTCGCAGAGACAGAGAGACCCAAGCTAAAGAATGACCACGGATTTGAGCGCACCGCCAGTGGCCTTCCTGATCTTCGGAAGGTGAAGAGGTGGAATCAAGGAGAAAACAATGAGGAGGAAAAAGAAAAATGAAAGTGTACTATGTAGAGACCAATGCCTATGACATGATCGTTGCCGACTTTGGAGACTTCCGCAGAGTCCACATTGTCGATGAAACAGACCCACCCATCACGCAGGAACTGCTCTATGACATCATCGACTTCCCACAGAATATGTCAGGGGATGACTACTATGACATGACCGCAGAGGAGTTGATCGGTGACGCAAGTGTGAAGTGGGTTGTGCCGTGAAAAGTGAGAGGAGGAGACTATGGCACGGAAAAAGAAAAGGGCAGATGGTCGGTATGCCGTCTCCCTGTCGATTGCTCCCAACAAAAGGAAGTACTTCTATAGCACGGAGTCTGCCTACGATGCGGAGCAGAAGAAACAGGCATGGCTCAAAGCTAACCCGGACTACTTCATGTCCGACCTGATCGACAGCAAGATCTCGGTCGAGGCATGGTCGAAAAAGTGGATGGCCTCCTACAAAGCTGGCCTTCAAGAGTCCACGAAGAGGTGGTACACGGAGATGCTGAAGAACATCCTCGACTTCACCTTCACCAACGGTCTGCGCTTCGGCTCGATGCGGGTCTGTGATGTCCGTCCTGTCCACCTCGCTGAGTATGTCAACACGCTGGCGGGGCAGAGCAAGTCGGCGATCCGTTCAAAAAAGATGATCCTGAAGTCCCTGTTCGATGCGGCTGTTGAAAACCATCTGATAGAGGACAATCCTGCGGAGCGGCTGCCCAAGGTCACCGGGACTTACGAAGGGCACAGGGCACTCACCCGGCAGGAAGCGGCACTGGTCACCGCCAACTACCAAGGTCATCGGTTCGGACTCCCGGCGATGGTCATGATGTGGGCAGGACTCCGCACCCAAGAGTGCTTCGCTTTGAGGTGGGAGGACATCGATCTCAAACAAAACATCATCCATGTGCGGAGGGCACTCGACATCCGGGAGCGGTCTGAGAAGTCCACCAAGACGGAGAACAGCGTGAGGGATGTGCCGATCTTTGCCCCATTGCAACTGCCCCTTCAGCGGGCCTACAAAAGCCGTGAGGGCCATCTCGTCTTCACGCAGGAGGATGGGGGAGTGTGTTCCAAGTCTTCCATAAAAAGAGGGCTGGAATCTCTCCTGTTGAAACTCCAAAAAGTGTCGGGTTCGAACATCAAATTCAGCTGCCATGATCTCCGGGACACCTTCGCTACGATGTGCTATGATGCCGGGGTGGATGCGAAGACCACACAAAAGTGGATGGGCCACAGCGACATCACCACCACGCTAACAATCTACACCAAACTGAGCGAGGAACGGCAGAAGGACAGCACCGACCTGATGGACGGGTTTGTATCGTCCGTGTTACAAAACAACGGCTGAAAAAGCACGGCAAATTTTTTTCGACTACATATGCTGTCAACCGATGCTGTCAAGGCCGAAAGAACAGGGTCATAAACAGGACAGATTATGGGGGAGGCAATAAAAAACCCCCGGTTTCCCGGAGGATTCTTGGTGGTCTGGGTGGAGAGATTTGAACTCTCGACCTCTTGAACCCCATTCACGGTGGCGAGAGTGTGAAAAGTGACGCTATAGCGTGATATTCTCCACTTCCACCCCTCCCCTAAACTGACCCAAAAACCCCCTATTTTGATGGGTGATGCTGTCAAAGATGAAGTCAAGACCGATGTAGCGGATGCGGAACACACGCCGTCTTGAGCCATGAACAACGCACCCGAAATGAGGTCACGATGCTGTCGAAAACTATGCTCAAGATATCCGTTTGCACCCATCTGTTGACAATTTCAAGATGCCGAAATCGATACATATGTAGTGAATGTGTGAACGGGTGAAAGCTAAAATGTAGCGTGGTCGCATCCTGACAGCATCTGACAGCACCTTTACTTCTACTGCTAATATGTTGGCAAAAGGTAAAGAAAAAGGGCCTCGATGGCCCAAATGTTAGCTGGCCTTCACCCGGTCATTGTAAAGATCGCCCCGCCTGAGATGCTCCAGTTCATGTTCAAGGGCCTCCTGCTTCTCTTCATCGGACAGGGCCTCATTGATGAGTATAACCTCTCCATCCGGGACAGCTTTGATGACACCCTTGACACAACCGGGGAGAGGAACAACTGCGACCCAGACATCGTTGATGGGATCGTACATAGTCATCACCTCCACCGGGAGTATAGACTATGAACGAAATATTAACAAGTCCGTTTATTGGACACTTTCCCGGTTGAGGACTTCGGCGATGGCGATCAGCCTGTCCATGTCCGATTGACTCAGCTTGGAGGACGCAGACAGGAGCATCCGCAGCTTGGGGTTCGACCTGAGTTCCTCCCGGATCTCGTCTTCGTCATCCCCGGTGCGGCTGTCGCTGTTGCCGATCAGGTAGTCCATCGTCACTCCGAAGAGGTCGGCGAGGCACTTGATCGGGTAGGCATCGGGGTACTGCTTCCCGGTCTCCCACTTGGTCACGGTCACCCGGTTGGTCTTCAATTGGTACTGCTGCTTCAGTTTGTCGGCGAGTTCCTGTTGGAGCCACCCGTTCTCTTCCCGGAGGGACTTGATGCGGTATCCGATGATGCTTTCCATTAAAATCACCTCCATTTCCTGTATCCAAAATAACACATATGTTCCCCAAAAGCAACCCCGAATTGAAATAAATTGTTCACAACTTGGAAGGAGATGATGTATTGACAGGGTTACACGCCTGTGGTAAGATATGTATCATGAAGCTTACATGAAACTTTGAAGAAAGGAGTCCACTGGATGGAGAAAAGAAAGCGTGAGCGGCGGCACGATCCCTACTACGCCGTCCCGGCCTACCAGATCTTGGCGGGGAAAAGCAATAAGGATTGTGCAGAACACCTCGGTATTTCCGAAAGAACCTATTGGAACAAGGTAAACGGTTTCGCAGACTTCACCTTCCCGGAGGTCACCAAGCTGGCGGCGTTCCTCAATCGGAAGAAAGTCGAAGATATTTTTTTGACTCGGTGAGTACCTCAAACATTACATCAAAAGAAAGAAGGAGAAAAAAGATGGCAAGACCGAAGAAAGAACAGACAGACCTCACCCGGAACATCGTCCTGTCCTATATCAGGGAGAACGTGGATGAGGACGGGTACACCAAGATGAACATCTCTTCCGTTTCGATGGATAGAGGCATCAGCTACTCAAGCGTCAAGAACGCACTCAAGAGTCTCGCCGTGGACGGGAAGATCGAGTACACCAACACCGATGATGTGATCGACCAGAGCGGAAGGGTCAACCGTGGCTTTCTCGTCCACCTGATTGGCAACGTGCAACCGCTGATTGTCCCGGTAAAAGTCGAGACCCCTGTGCGGAAGTGCGAGAAGTGCGGTACGGATGCCCCGGCGGTCGGTGCGAGATTCTGTTGGAAGTGCGGTGCATCGCTCCTGACGGAGAAGGAACTGCTGAAGGAAGCGTTCGACCGGGTGTTCCCCAAGATCGCCAAGCTGGGGACGGACAGCACGGAAATGAACGAGATCATGACCGTCATTGGCAAGGTCGCTAACATGGCTTTCAAGGAGGTAGAAGCATGAGCGAGTTTCAGAAGTTTCAGGTCGGGGACTATGTCGTATTCCACCCGGAGCGTGTCACAAAGCTTACCCCGGACACGGATTGGCAGTTTAATGTGCCTACCACCCCGCTGAAGGTCGTTGAGTACGATGACCTGTATCACCTTGAAGGGAGTATCTTCTCTTTCTGCGAATCATGGCTGGAACCCGCCGAGAAGCAATTCGGCATCAAGTCTGTCAAGTTCAACGGCCCCGCCACCATCGTGTTCTGGACGGACGGAACGAAGACCGTGGTCAAGTGCAGTAAAAAAGATCACTTCGATCCTGAGAAGGGCATTGCGCTGGCCTGTGCGAAAAAGCTGCTGGGCGATGAGTGCTACCACACGATCCGTGACATGGCTGACGGGTGGAACTATGGCTATGACTTCTCTGACATGGGCACCGAGGAAATCCGTGACGCTGTGTTGGAAGGATGCATGAAGTACCCGGCCTTTGGGCCGTGTGAGTTGGATTGCCCGTGCAACCGTGAACACGGCAGATGTTGCACAACGATCTGTGTGGCATCCCGTGACCAACTCATCCCCATGCTGAAGGCGTTCCGGGACAACGGGGATTGGAGGCGGCGCTGATGCCTGACACGGTCACTCTGGAGTATAGCCAACACGTTTGCCGGGTGATCTCCACGATCTTCGGCTCGGTGCTTGTCGGCGGCTGCTCCATCGTCTTGTTCATCAAGGCCTGTCGGTGGATCGATAAGTGGCTGGACAACCGTCAATATCGGCTGGAGACCGACAGGAAGGTCAAGATCGAGCGGGTGCGGTGGTGCGCTCTGGCTGAGAGGGAGGGGTGGCGTAGCTACGATGAGTTCCTCGCTTCTGCCCTCGCCGGGTACGCCAAGGAGAACTACAACATGAGAGCGTTCATGAAAAAGTGCAAGGTCGCAGACCTGTATGAAAGGAGCCTGAAGAAGGATGACGAAGGGAAAGTTGATGACGCTTGCTGATGTGGCGGCGGTGCTGAACTGCTCCACCAAGCTGGTCAAGAACCTGATCCGGGACGGGCAGTTGCCTTGCCTCAGGTTGGGCCGGGAGCCGAAGGGCAGGATCGATACCCGCCAGTATATGGTGCAGGAGGGTGATCTCCAATCCTTCATTGATAGGAACAAGAAGCAGAGGGTGGTGATCGTTTGAGAGAACCTGAGGCTTACGAATGCGCTTTCTGCGGGGCACGATATGACACGATAGAGTTCCTCGACAGATGCCGAAAGGACGATGACGGAAACACCGAATTCAGATGCTCCTGCGGAAGCACGGAATACGTTGAGTTGTACGAATGCAAATGTTGCCACGGTCTCTATGACCCGCAGAAGAACACCCGGCTCCGCTGGTGGAAGATCTGCAACGATTGCTGTGCGGCTGTGGTCAGGGAGTACAACGATGCTCTGAGTAATATCGCCGATGACTACCGTAAGATTCTGGAAACCATATACGATATCAGGCCAATAGAGGAGGTATGAGATGGCTATCAAAAAGAACACTGAACTGAAATTCAACGACAAGGCATTCACGCTCATCATAGCGGGTGCCCCCGGAACCGGGAAGACAACGCTGGCCCTGTCCGCTCCCAAGCCGCTGCTGTTCGACTTCGACAAAGGCGTGAGCCGTGTCCGGGCCGAGCATCGGGGCCTGACCTCTGAGGTGGACTCCTACGAAGACTTCCTCGCCGACCTTGAGACCGAGGAGTACAAGGAGTGCGAGACGGTCATCCTCGACACGGGCGGCTCTCTCGTCCAGTTGATGCAGCCGTGGGCACGGCGTACCGACCGCAAGGCGGCATCCGATGGGCGGGCAATGTTCGGGGTCATCAAGTCGGAGTTCTCCCGGTTGACGGCACAGATTCGGAACGATGGCAAGAACGTGGTCATTCTGTTCCACACAACCGAGGTCATGAAGGGTGACCAAGTGATGACCCGCCTGTCCTGCGAAGGCTCCGTGAAGGACATCTGCTGGACTCCTGCCGACCTTGGCGGGACGCTGTTCCTACGGGGGAAGAAGAGGATCATGTGCTTCTCCCCGACCGAGGAGTCATTCGGCAAGGGGTGCTACGGCATCAGGGGCGAGATCGAAGTCCCCGACCTTCCTGCCGGGGCACAGAACCGTTTCTTGACCGATCTGTTCGACAAGGCACGGGCCAATATCGCCAAGGAACAGGCCGAGTTCGGGTCGCTGAAGCTGGTCTATGACGAGGCCATCGCACAGGGCACGGGCATCATCTCCGGGATCAAGGACGCTGAGACGGCTACGGCTGCGGTCACTAAGCTTGGCAACCTGAAACACGCCCTCACTTCCAAGAGCGAGTTGAGCGGTAAGCTTCAGGCACGGGTGAAGGATCTCGGCTTAAAGTGGGACAAGGGGTTATCTGCCTATGTCGTTGCTTAGGATCACACACTCCCTGTTGGCATCGTATATGTATGCCACGGACAGCGAATCCCCGGACAGTGCATGGGATAGGTTCCTGTGGGTGCTGAACCGGGAGAAAGAGCCAGATACTCCTGCGATGAAGGAGGGTAGGAGATTCGAGGAGGAGGTAACAAGGGTAGCCGCAGGATACACAAGCGAGGACGCATTTGCAACCGAGTTTGGGCGGCTACTGGACGGCGGGCAGCCACAAGTCCGTCTGGAGAAGAGGCTTAATGTGAGCGGTCTCAACTTCAATCTCGTTGGGGTTGCCGACTTCATCAAGGCGGGGGTGATATATGACATTAAGCGAGTACAGAGATACGAATATGGCAAATATCAGCGCAGCACCCAGCACCCCGCCTATTTCAGACTCATCCCGGAGGCAAACACCTTCGTCTACCTCATTCATGACGGCAAGTACAATTATCAGGAGCATTACCTGAGAGCGGACACAAGCCCCATCGAGCCGTACATCATGCTCTTCACTGAGTTCCTGAAGACCAACAAACTCTTCGACATATATCAAGAAAAATGGGAGGAAAAGTAATGCCATTCTATGGAACAGCAAGCAAGCCTAAGTTTAAGGCCAAGATCATCCCCGCCGGGGACTACGAATGCCGGGTCGTGACGGCGATGGAGAAGGTGGACGAGGACGGTGCTGCCTATATCCAGTTTGAGTTCAAAGTCCGGGACGATGTCGAGCAGAAGTGTCAGGGCGAGACCATCCGTAAGCGGTTCAAGCCCAACGCTGACGGGCAGTACAAGGTGGACAAGATCAACGAATTCGCCTTCGCCTGTGGGATCGAAGAAGGCACGGACTATCAGCTTGAGGAGTTGGTGGGGGCCTGTGTCATCGTCCACATCTCCTGCTTCACCAAGGACACTGGCGAGATCGTGGGCTACGTTGCCTACCTGAATCCGTCCAAGGTCGGTGACTCTGCCAAGCCGCTGAACACGGACGGGTTTGAGACCATCTCGACAGACGATATCCCCTTCTGATGGGACGGGACAAGGAGATCAAACGGGCGGTGGACTCGATGGTCATCATCTGTGATACCAGAGAGCAGGACACGGAGCAACTGACCCAGAGGCTCGACACGCTCGGTCACCCGTATCGGCGTGAGGCCTTGAGCGAGGCAGACTACCAAGTCGAGTACATCGGCGAAGATGGAACCACCGTCCGTCTCCCTGTCGCAATCGAGCGGAAGATGAGCCTTGACGAACTGGCAACGTGCTTCACCTCCGAGCGGGATCGGTTCCAAGCTGAGATGGAGCGGCTGTCGGAGAAGGGCATCCACACCTACCTACTGGTGGAGAAGGCCAACTGGGAGGAGGTATACCGGGGATCGTATCGGAGCAAGATGCACCCGGCCTCCTTCCTCGGCTCCCTCCTGTGGTGGATGGTTCACTATAGGCTGAACATCGTCTTCTGCAAGCCCGGAACATCGGGGCGGCTGATAGGAGACATTCTCAAGTACGAAGTTTGCGAAGATGTAAGAAGGAGGATGAATGGCTGAGAAGCGATACTACTGGTTGAAGTTCAAGGAAGACTTCTTTGACTTCAAGGGCGTGAAGAAACTGCGGAAGCTGGCGGGCGGTGATACCTATGTCATCATCTACCTCAAGATGCTCCTCAGATCGCTCAAGACAGACGGAGTGTTGGAGTACTGCGGGATCGAGGATGACTTCGCTAAGGAACTTGCTCTTGACCTTGATGAAGAGGTTGACAATGTGCGAGTCGTGCTGACGATCATCACCGGGTGCGGGATGTGCGAGTTCTGTGACGAGAACCACATTTTTCTCCCGTATGTAGGCGAAAACACAGGGTCTGAGACGGCATCTACTCAGCGTGTGCGAGACTTCCGGGAACGGCAGAAAGCGTTACAATGTAACGCCGATGTAACGGAAGTGAAACGCATCGGTAACGCAGAGAAAGAGATAGAGATAAGAGATAGAGATAAGAGTAAGAGTAAGAATACTATTGCTCACCCGGAGGTGAGCGTTGTCTCTGACTTCGACACTTTCTGGAGCGCATATCCCCGGAAGGTTGGTAAGGGAGCGGCGAGGAAGTCCTTTGAGAAGGCCATAAAGAAGACCGACCTGAAGACAATCCTTGATGCCGTGGAAGCCCAGAGACAATCTCTTCAATGGACGAGAGAGGATGGGCAGTTCATCCCTCACCCCGCCACATGGCTCAACCAAGAACGCTGGGCCGATGAGGTGCAGCCCGGGGATGGGCTTGATAACCTTCGGAACCTATACGCCATGTTCAAAGAGGAGGAAGCCAATGACAAAACCTGAGACAACCGCTCTGTTTGCCCTTATAAAAGCCCTGTTTCCGAGGGATTCGGCGTTTAAGAATGCGACCCCGGACATGGTGACAGCGTGGGCAGAGATGCTTGAGGACATTCCCTTCGACCATGCGAAGGCCGCCGTGAAGGCCGCAGTTGCCTCCTCACCATTCCCGCCCTCCATCGCCGAGATCCGGGACTATGCCACCCGGCTGAACGGGCCGAGGCGGCTGACCGCCGAGGAGGCGTGGGGGATCGCAAACGAGTGCATCAGGGAGTACGGAACACGCACCGTCCAGAAGGAAGGATTTGTTCCCCAACCCTGTGGCCCAGCCCGGTTCGGGGAGCCTGTTCGGGTGCGGCCCAGCGGCCTTGAGTACGAAGCGAAGCGGCACTGCCCGGATGATATCTGGGCGCTACTCCAGAGGATGGGGTGGAAGGACATCTGCGAGTCGGACAGCCCGGATGTGGTGCGGGGCCAGTTCATGAGGGCGTGGTCATCGCACGATGCGGAGGCCAAGGAAGTCCGGGTGCTTGGGGCCATCGTCCCTGAGTTAGTCAAGGCCATCACCGGGGAAGTCCTCGCCCAGTTGGGAGCCGGGGATGAGTAAGGGATGGTGGCAGAGACTCACCGAAGAAGAGCGGGAAGACCTTCGCCGAAGGAAGAGCGAGAAATACTGGGGAGCGAGGCAGCAGTACGGCTACTTCACTAAGCGAGGAAGACTCCCGGAGACGCTGTGTTGGTCGTGCCAGAGGGCCGTGAAAGAGTGCCCGTGGTCGGCTAACTTTGAGCCTGTTGACGGGTGGGACGCTGAACCAACGAAGATCATGGGGCCTTGCGAGGTCATCCCAAGCTACTTCGTTAAGTCCTGCCCACTGTATGATCCTGACCCCGTAGAGCCAAAGAAGAAAAGGAGATAATGAAACAATGAGGAAGACGGAACCATGTTATTTCAAATTCCACGGCATGAAGGGCGATTTCTGCCGGGGAACGACCATCAGCCCGTGCCCGGACAACGAGGAAGAGTGCCCGTTCTACAAGAGCGAAGCGCAGTACAAGGCCTCTCTGGAGAAGGCACGGAAGAACTTCAAGACCCGGTATGGCTATGACGGCTACGGGACTTTCCGATACACCGAAAACTACACGCAGGAGGCGTTGAAAGGTGAGAGAATTCGCACTGATGATGCTGGCAACAGTGATAGCGGTACGCATCTTCTGGATCGGCCCTATCTGTAAGGCCATCGCAATGGGTAAGCAACTGACCGCCAACATGACATTCATCCAAAGGGAGGAGGGAAACGATGGCAACCACAACGAAGCCGACAATAGTCGAGTATGAGGTCTACTTTGAGTGGGGCGAAAAGGCCGTGTTCCGGGCCGCAAAAGGGAGCATCTTCGTGTTCAATGGCGAATGGATAGCTATCCCGCAAGCACCGTTCGCAGCCAACAAGCCCGTCTATGTTCCGAAGTCGAAGATCAGATACATTCAGGTGAACCCGGCATGATGGACACGATCCCTGTGCTGACGGACGAGCAGCGAAAACTCATCGAGGACAACTGGTTCATGAATATGTTCTTCCTGAACATTCTGAGGCAGAAGTACTCATACGATGAGGACATCTTGTACGATTGGGTCACCGAGGCGGCGATCCGCACGGCGGTAGCATTCGACCCGGCGAAGGGAAGCTGGACGGCCCTCTACAACTGGAAGCTGCGTGGGGTCATCGGTCACTTCTGTTGGAACGATACGCACCGAATCAAAGGCGAGTCTCTGGACGAGGAAGTGCTTCACGATTCCGTCAGGTCTAAAGAGCGGCACGAATTGATCGGTGCCAACTGTCAAGAACTGGATGATGTGGTTAGCATGATATCGCTGGCCCAGACGATGGACTCGATCAAGGTCACAAAGAACCAGCAGAAGTACATTCTCGACATGGCTTTCGGCCCGGACAAGCCAACGAACAAGGACTTGGCAGAGCGGTACGGGGTAGGGCCTCAGGCTGTGACAGACGCTATGACAAGAGCCAAGAAGCGGATCAAGAAGGCCGTGGAGAAGCGGGGAGGTGCCCTCGATTGGATACTGTGAAACTGCTGAGATCCTATGCGGCTATGCCACAGATCGGAGCGATGGAGAAGAGCCTGATGCTGGAAGCCGCCTACAAACTGGAAAGATATCAAAGGGAGGAAGAGAAGCGAGGTAAAATGGATGTATCGCTGAAACAGAAACTGAAGGAAGACCGGGAGGCCATGTATAACGCTATGTGCCACATCGGAGCGGACAACGAGATTTGGCAGGACAGGGTGATCTACGCCATCTGCAAATCGATCCACGACATCATCACTAAAATCGAGAAGGAGGACAAATAACTATGTTGTACCTGAGTGATGGCGAAGTCTATAAGAGGTTCTTCACCACCGTAAAGAAGGTCATTCGGCCCGATGCTCAAGTTGAGGATTATGATGCCAACATCTACACACAGATCGCCGCTATTAATGGTATGGTCGAGATTATCGATGCCATAATGCAGGAGGAAGAGAAGGAGTGACCACCGATTGATGAGAGAGTATCTGTACGGTATGCGGCTCCGGGGCGCTGGCCCCGGATGCCAACCTTTGGACGGACTCCTGCGGATCGCCCCCGGCGGCGGGCAGTATCGTAGCCTCCTGATCTACGACAGGCCCCTGACCGATGAGGAACTGAAGCAGTACGAACTGGACTATATCAACGACACGGAGGTGGAGCGGTGACCAATGACGAACTAATCAAGGCGTTGCGGTTAGCTTCGACAGTATCAACTGCATGGGGAAAGATTATGCAGGATGCCGCCGCCGCAATCGAGGAACTTGATGCCGAGGAAACGAGGTTGCTCCTGCTGACATCAGACCTTCAAGACAAGCTGATGGATTTGCAAGAACAGTTAAACGATGCCGAGATAGCCGCAGATGATAACGGACGGCAAGTTGATACGTTGCAAGCCGAGATACGGGAATCAATGCAGAAGTGTGCGGAGTGTTCAAAGTGGAACGAGCCGCTACAAGTCGGAAAGGCGGGGAATCAGTTTACTTTGAACGCCATGGAACAGCCGCATTGGGTGAGCGTGAATGAACGGTTGCCTGATGACACGAATGATGTTCTTATCGTTCGTAGATATGGCAACAATTTAGAGCATCAGGAAGTCATGGTTGCCCATATCGCAGTAATAATGGATTTGAAACGAGGATGTGAGAAGTGGTGGAGCGCAACGAATGTGACCCATTGGATGCCGCTCCCGGAGCCGCCGAAGGAGGTGAAGGAATGATCGCATACAAAACATGGGACGAAGCAAAGCAAGCAATCAAAGACAAGACCGCAGAACTACTTGCGATTGGTGACGAGACTGGCGTTGAGACCATTAGTTTCGGCTTCGACATTGATTATAAACTATTACCTACTGTTCGATACGAAGTACAGAGGAAGATGTTTAAGGAGGACGCATGAGTAAAACAAAACTTGAAACCCCAGCCCCGCCGTCAATCCTGATCTGTACCCCGTGCATGAGCCATGTCCCGGTCGAGTTCCTGACCTCTGCCGTCACACTTGACCCGACCCCCGGCGGGCGGCTCTCGTTCCTGTCCGGGTCGCTCGTCTACAAGGCTCGGAACGACATGGTGGTGAGCGCCGTGAAGGGCGGGTTCGACTATATATGCTGGATCGACAGCGACATGACCTTCAGCCCTGATCTCGTCTGGAAGCTGCTTGAGGACATGAAGGGCCGGGACTATGTGACGGGGTTGTACTTCAAGCGCACGTTCCCGTTGGAGCCTGTCGTGTACAAGGAAATGGAATGGGGGGAGATCCCGACCGGGGGCGTGAAGTGCGGATGCACACCGTACTGGGACTACCCGCAGGACTCCATCTTTGAGATCGCCGGGAGCGGGCTTGGGTGCTGCATGATGCGGGTTCAGATTCTGCTCGATGTGGTGGAAAGGTTCAAGGTGGCCCCGTTCAACCCGATGCAAGGCTTCGGCGAGGATGTGTCCCTGAACTGGCGGCTGAAGGAGATGGGCGTGAAGATGTACTGCGACTCACGGATCAAGTGCGGTCATGTCGGCTGGCTGGTCTACAATGAGAGGATGTACAAGCACCCCGGAAACGGAGACACGGATGTCAAAGGTTGAGAATCTGGGACAGTATGACGGCTATCGCACTTTCCGCAACTGTGTAGTGATTACGATACCGGGCAAGGACGGATTCCTCTGGATCGAGCCGGGTGGAGAGATTCACAACGCCGAAATGGACATCAATGTTGACCTCGCAGATGTACAAGTTTTGTTCGATTCTGCGACCGGGGAGATGTCCACTGGGTGGATCAAGAAATAGAATAGCCCTGTGAAGCCCTGAGAGGGCCGTAGAATGCCGTTTATTGGGCGGGTAGTATAAATACCTTGCCAAAGTAACAAGAGGGCTACAATCGTCTTATAGGAGGTTACACGCAATTTGACCTTAGAAGAGAAATTTGAGTTGCTTGAGAGTTACCTGAAGCTGAAGGATGTGTTGCTCTGCCTGCAAGTCGAGCGGGACGAACTCCGTGATCTGAAGCGGCTATCCACCGACATGGGGCTGCCGCCGAAGGGAGGGAGCGTGAGCGACCCGACCGGGAACGCCGCCGTCATGTTGGCACAGAGCATAGAGGAGGTCGAGGAGATGATCCAAGACAACATCCACAAGATGCGTGGGGTCAGGACATTCATCAATAATGCGACCGGGATCACGCAACGTGAAAAGCTGTTCCTACTCATGCGGTTCGTCCGGGGTGCAAGCAATCTCGCCATCGGCACCGAAATGGGCCTCCCAAGCAAGTCTGCCGTACAGAAGCGAATCAAGCGCATCGTGCAGCGGATGAATCCCCAAAAATAGAAATAAGCCACCTTTGGGTATCATGCCCATTGGTGGCTCTTTTTTTGTTTGTGTCAATCTTCCAAGACCCGTGTGCGCTTCTCGGTGCCAGAAAGGAAGACGGTGTACTCGACCAGTGCGTTCGGCCTGTATCCTTCGTCTGCCGCATACCCACCGTAGGTCAGGTTGCTGCCGCAGTTCACTACACGGGTTTTACCGATGCTCATGGTCTTCCGGGTCGTGTCGTATCGGATGCTTGCCCTCGGATGACTCTTAGGATCGTGGTCATGCCCGAAGGCGAAGACATCGCACCCGTCCACGAAGTCAGCAGACGAGAAGTTCTTCATCTCCTTAGCCTTGTGGACGGCGAAGATGATGTAGCGGTTCTGTGCCTTCCCGGTCGAGGATGAGCGGAGTCTCACACCAACGCCGAGGTCGATCAAGGCGAAGTGCTGACGGTATCTTTCCGCAAGCTTGCCGCTGGGGTCAGCCAAGAGACAGGCATCGTAGAGCATGAACCAGCCCGTTTTCTTGGTTGCTCTCCGTTCATGATTGCCCGGAACGCAAGCGATAAGCTTTTCAGGCCCGATGCGTTTGAACTGCTCGATGACCCATTCACGCTGGAGGTCTGGGGGAACCGTCTGATAGAGGATGTCTCCCTTCGTCCCCTCCGACACATTCTCGCACATATCCCCAAGGCAAATCGCATAATGCCCTTCTTGCTGGATGCCCTTGATGATCTGCTCCCAACGCTTCGCATCGAACTGGGGGTTGCCGTAGTGAGGATCGTGGATGAAGTGGAGGACTATCTCTTTCGCTTCACGGGGGGCGTTGAAGATGATAGGTTCAAAGTCTGACTTCATTTAGTCCTCCACATATGTGTATGTGTTCGGGTCTGGATAATTCTGTGCGCTGGTGTATGCCGACAGCTTACCCTTCGGAACATGGATGACGCAATCAGTTGGAATGCCAGAAAATGAGTTGGCATTGGATACGGCGGGCGGCGAACTGGACAAAAAGCGCAGGATCGCCAACCCGTAGCAGCCTTGGAACGCCTGAGTGCCAATAGCAGTTATGCCAGAAGGCACCGTAACGGATGCCATCGGATAGTTGTTAAAGAATATACTGTTTCCAGTAGCGGTAACGGTGTCGGGAATCGTGCCGCTGGCAAAGGAATAGCAGTTGGAATAAATGCTGTTGCCTATGCTGGTCACGCTATTTGGAAGGGACGCAAAGGTAAGGGAATAGCAACTGGTGAACACACCGCCGCCGAGGCTCGTCATTCCATGCGGAAAAACACAGGATTGCAACTTGTAACAGTTGAAGAATGTGCTTCCGTTTATGCTTGTCACTCCTTTAGGGATGGTAATGGATTGCAAGGAATAGCAATGGTAGAACACGTTGTTGCCCAGTTTGGCATTGGCACCGATCTCCACTCGACTCAGCGTGTTTATGTAGGCTTTGTTCTGGTTGAGGTTGTTTACATTGTTCCACACGACTTGTGAGCCATACGTGGCGCTGCCAACCAGAGCCAGCGTACCCGAAGTCACCTGAACGGAAACCACATAGTCCCCCGGTGCGGCGTATGCGTGTTGGGTACTAATCACAGTGGTGGTGCTTGATCCAGTAACGGTTGTCTTTTCAGAGCCGTCCCCCCAATCAATGACAGCGGTTCCGTCCACAGCAATCCCAATGTAGGGCGATGTGCGTCCTTTCGTCAGGCGAATATAGAGGCGGGTCTTGTTATCATCCGTGATGTATGTTTGCCCGATACAGAGCCGACCGATATTGGCAACATATGCCTTCGCATCAGCCAGCGACCAGTTCCAACCCTGTGATACCAGACCGCTGTGTGCCGGGTTGCTCGGCAGAGCGGAAAGCGAGGCGAACTCCTGTGCCGTGTAACTGTACAGGATGGTTCCGTCATAGTCAATTAGGTTGACATCCTTAAAAGCGGCGGGGGTGAAGCCGCCAGACGGGATTGCTCCGATAGCGGAAACGAATCCAGAAGGGAACACCAACGGGGATGAGGTGCCGCCCTTAGTACGGATCGCATTTGCCACCGATGTCAGGTCGGTGCCAGAAGCAATATAATTCGGCATCAGAAGCTTACCCCCTGTGCGGAATTGTAGTCGAGATTGTATACCTCTGTGACATAATCTCTCTTTTCTCCGTCATCCGTTGCTTCTGTTGCACACATTATGGATTGACCGCCAGAGACAACATACCCGTTAAACGAAGGATATTCGTAACCGCCATAATACCTTGCCGTGCAATCCACATCGATGTAACCGTTGCCGTCAGAGTTGACACGGAACACAATGCTCTTGCCAGATTCGTAGGCTGCGGCGATCTGAGATACCTCCTTGTCCATGAACCCGGAGAAATCATCGTTGATCGGATACAAATTGACGATATACTGCGAGGGATAAGGATATATGTGCGTGTTGTAGTTCAGTATGGATTCGCTTGAATCAGCCGTGAGGATCAGGATGTTGGATCCCGTCTCAATATCGATTATTTCCGCATGGAAGCATCCGATATCCGAGCCGCTTGCGAATGTCACAGAATTACAAGGAATCTCCACATTGTCGAATCCGGGGAAAGATGTGATCTTGAACACGATTTCTTTCCCGGCTTTGTATGCGGCTGTTATTTCCCCAGCCGTCTTGTCCATTGACCCGCTATAATCGGTGCTGAGAGGGGTCAGCGTGACAACGAATTTATCCACGGGAACCTTCACGGCAGGAAGCCCAGCAGAAAACTTCATGGAAGGCGGGTTGTATTTCACGACCAAACGGCTCATGCTACATCACCAACCTTGAAAATGCCGTTCTCAACGAGGTTGTACTGGAATACGCCGTTCTTACTCCAAGACATATTGTAACAGTATACGCCGGGGGTGAACAGCGCACTCTCGGCGGCTGTGAGAGAAAGGTCTCCCCCGTTGTCATGGATGTTGGTATACTCCTTGGTCAAGATGATCGTGGCGGCGTTCGGTTGTGCCTTAAATTCAAACTTGATGGTGTCCGCAGCATCTATGGTTATGCCTTGGATGGTAAAAGGGAGGGCGATCCCGAAATCACCCTCCGACATCCGCATTGTCGTGTCAGATGTTGCCCATGCCATCAGTTGTCACCACCGTAAATCTTGTTATACCGGGCCGTGCTGACTTCCAGAGTGGCTGCGAGAAGAGCGGCGATAGCCATGATCGTGTCCCGCACGGGTTCGCCATAAGGGACGCTCCAGATGGTCGAGATCGTCAGCCAGAACACCGCAAGGGCCGGGAGCCACCGCTGGATCTTGTTCAGGATATCGTACAGATCATTGCTCATCAACATTGCTTGTTCCTCCGTCAAATGAATGAATTGTCCTTCTTGGTCTTATCATACACTTCTTCGACATACTTAATGGAGTGTATGGCTTTCTCGTTTTTGAACAACGGGTGCTGGTCGCAGAACCGTCTGTAGAATGTTATATCGTCCAAGATGCTGTCGAAATGCTCACTTGAGTGCTTCACATCCCGGCGGCATTCATCAGCGAAGTTTATGATCCTACGCCTTGCCCATCGTGCGTCCTGTTCCGCATCTTTCTTTATGTGGTCATCCAGCTTGGTATCTACGTTGTCGATCTTCCCGGACAACTCCGTAATGCGGTCTGCCGTCCTGTCTTCCTTCTGCCATTTCCTTTGCAGGAGGAGAGATATAATAGAGGCCACGGCAGCAATAAGCGCACCGCCACACGCTATCAATATCGCATTCATTGTATTACCAGCTTCGTATATCTCGGTTTGTTTGTGATGTAGCCCCACCCATCGCCGATATCGATCTGATACCACCCGGACGGGGCGATGTCGATGAGCGGGAACGTGTCACCACGATGAGCCGTTAACAGCTTTTTCGTGTTGATGTTGTCCCCGGCACGAACACGGACGGAGCCGCCGACTACCAAAACCTTTTGGACAGGTTCTGGAGGTTTAGGTTCCGGGCCGTGCCAACGGATTTCTTCCTCAAAGCACTTCGGGATGCCCCAGCACGCCCATGCACCTTCACGCCACTTGGTCAGCGAAACACCGTAATCTCTGCCCTTCGCTTCGATCAGGTATTCATCGTCAACCATGTAGCCGATGTGCGTGGCCTTTGTCTTCTCATCGTTCAGCCTAAAGACCCACCATCCCTTTTCTGGCGGTTCAGGGGTGTCCAGATCGACACATTGGTGCATCATGGAATCGGCGTTCATGTCCTTGGAGTAGATTCCCTTCTCATTTTGAAGGAAAAACATTCCAAGGCCTGAGCAATCGTAGCCCCAAAGTGTATCGTAGCCCTTGGCGAACATCTTCTCGCAATACGATTCAACCCGTCTGCGGTCTTCTTCTTTCGATTCCTTCCGGGCTATGACTTCCTTATAATTCTCCGGGGTTAATTTAGTGTGTTGACCGCCCCAAAGATACGGTTGCTGAAGTTGCCCGTGGAGATATGTGATAAATTCCTGTAACATAGTTCACCTCATGTTAAAGTATGGCTTGCTGAGTTCACGCAATCCACAATATGTAAGCCCTGTTGTTGTATGCCCCAGCCATCCAGATTCATGTCACCTTTGTTGGTTCGCCAAATCTCAATGACGAACTGTCTGCGAATGTCCGTGATTGATTCATACACCGATTGGGAGAGATATGTGCTGCTACCCCTAAATTGCAAGGTGGGGGATTTTGCCGTGACCACGCCTGACGATATTGACGGAGCAACAATTGTTTGGCTGATTCCGTATGTTGTTGAGGTATAAAGGGCAACGGCAGATGTGGTAGACCAGTAGAGCATCCTGTAGTTTGCACCAGCCGCCTGAGTTGTCCCGCTTCGTGTGGTGTAGGTCTTATTCCCAACCAGACTTTTGAATGTCGAAGCTGGGTACGATACCACCTCATACGCACCAGAAAGCATGGCGTACTCGTTCCGTGTCTTCGCTGGCGTTGCGGTGTTGTAGACAGGGATCGCCAATGCACGGACAAGGATGTAGTAGTCATAGTTCGCATAGTCCAGAGTGTACGTTCCAGACAAATCCGCAGATGCCACAATCGTTGTTGCAGAGGTGGCGTAGGATGGGAGGGTCACGCTATCATCATGGACTATGAGCGAATCGTTCGACCACGTTTTTACCAAAACAGCATCGTTACGAAGAACGCCCATCTTGAGACCTTCCCAAAACCGTGCCGTGCCGCTTGGGGTCTTCGGTAGGTCTACATACGGAACATTCAAGTAGGTGTTCCCTTGAAGCTGAATATCCGACATACGATCACCTCACGAAATTGACAAGCCGCCCGTGTTAGCGTCCTGTTGGATAGTCACGTTGCCGCCGCTTAGAAGGTCGATAAGCTGGGCCTCTGTCAGCACGGTCGCACCCAACTGGATACCGTTAAAGAAGATCATGCGCTTGTCCGTCTTCGATACACGAAAGATCCTGTTCCCGGACGCAGAAACCGCCGAGGAAGCGATCACAGAGCCGAAGAAGTCGGTTGCCGTCACGACCACGGAATAGCCATCGTTCGGATCGGTGGAAGTCAGCGTGTACGTTCCGTTCCCGGTGTATGCGGACGGCGTAATGTTGACCGTTGTTGCCGTGCCGCCAGACGGGGTGTAGACGATGGCGATGGCCTTGTCATTCAAGTTGGAACAGGCAGAGATCACCCAAGAATAGCTGATGTCTATCTGTGTGTTGTCGCTGGAGTTCCTCTCGGCTACAACGGAAACTGACGGAGCGGTGTATGCCAGAACAGTGAACGTGCCGCTATATGTGTCCGTCCTGCCACGGGTGTCGGTGATGGTGAACGTGTAGCTGTTCGTCCCGCTTGTGGTCAGCAGATTCGTGACCGCCCCGTTCGTGTTCAGCGTCTGACCGTTGATGGAGATCGATATGCCAGATACCGTTGCCCCGTATGCCGGGGAGCCATTGCCCGAATTGAATGTGCCAGTAACAGAGACCTTCGATTTGTTCTGGACGAACCCGCTGAATTTTGCGTTGATACCAGATACCGTTTCAGCAAGAGCCACGGAGGCGATTGTGCATTTGACGGTAGCCGGGACGGACAGGGTGATCGTCACGGATGAGGTTCCGAGAAGTGTGCCGCTGTTGTATGTGTCGCATTCGATGACGCACGATCCGCTGCCCGCTGAAGGAATCGCCTGTGCCAGCGTGAGCGGGGGAGTCCAGTTGTAGGAGGACGAAACGCCCGTAGCTATCGTGCCTGTCTGTCCAGCGAATGAATACCGCAACGTATGCGTATAGGATTGGCTGTTGGCAGTGATCGAAATGGTCTGCTGAGCGCCAAGCGTCCCATCAGAAGCCGATACCGTTGATGCGGATGCCTCCCAGATAGCGTAGAGCGAACGCCCAGCCGATTGGTCATAGGAGGTGTAGTAGTATGTCACATAGGTCACGCCGCCGACCGTCTTCGTGTTGGTGTGGTCGTAGGCAACAGACCTTGTGAACGTATGGCTGATAGAATCGCCCGGATGATATTGGACGGCCCCGTCAGAGGTAGCCGCATACCCAAGGAATCTGTACCCGGAGCGGGTCGGCTCGTCATACGGAACAGTTGCCGTGACAGTGACATACTCGTCAGACGATGTAGCCGATGCAACTACCGTAGCAGGAACCGTGCCACCGCCATTTGCGTTCGGGTATAGGGACAGGGTGTAATACGCCGCTGAGTAATTGTATGAGTAAACTGTTGTGGGTGCTGCCATGTTTCACCTCAGATAAGGTCGAGAACCAGATCGCCGTTGTCCAGTTCCTTCAGCTGCCAGATCGCCGCCGTATCGTCCGTCCCGACTTGAACAAGGGTCTTCGCAACGAATCGGTCGGCCCCGGACTCCTCGGAATTGAAGTAGGCGTAGGCAAGGGAGAGGTCGGTGCTATCGTCATCGCCGTTGAAGAAGTAGATGACATTGTTTACCAGTTTTAGCTTGATCTCGTTCCCTTCGGAAACGCCCAACACGATGGCTGGCTCTGCCGGGAGGAATCGAATGTAGCTTTGCCGGGTGCTGATCTCATCGTTGACAGCTTTCTCCACATCGCCAAGGGTGCTGGCGTTGGTTTTGATCGCCGTCCACATCTCGCCCGTTGGGTCGAGGATATCGTTGATTGTGATGCCCTGTGCGGAGACCGTCTGCTGGATGGTGTTCACCGTCTGCTGAATCAAAGTGTAGTTCCCAGAGAGGTCACGGATCATCGACCGCAGTGTCTCGGTGGTGTTCTCCAGTTCGTGCATCGTAAGCTGGGAACGGTACTCTGCCCTCTCTGCTTCGGTCGGGACAGGCCGTGTCGATTCGCCGCAGGACTCAAACTCGGATGTGACAAAGCCTCCACGCCATGTCAGTTTCTGTTGCATGAGGGGGACGGGGGAGTACTCGCCACCACGGACGAAGTTGATGATGTCACCAGCCTCCAAAGACCAATCCATCACGGCCTTCGCAGACATGGGCCTATAGGCGGTCAAGCCAGCGAGACGATTGTAGACAGGCGTGACAAGGGCGTTCACGGCAGCGGCATTGGCCCCGGTGAGGAACGGGTTTGCGTTGATAACGTAAGCATTGCTCCCGGAGCCAACGGATGTCGATAGATCGGGATCGATAGCGTTGACCTGAAGCACATCAATCGGCGTGACAGAGTAGTCAAGCATATCCGACTCAAACACGCCGCCGCCCGGAGCATCGCCGTTGATGTACTGGATAACTGACTCGACCTGAGCATAGGAGTACCACTTGGCATCCAGCGCCCCGTCACGGTCGAAGTAGAAGGTCGTTCCAGTAACATCGCCGAGGTACGCAAGCGCATCACGGAATGTCTTCCCGGACGGGCTGAAAGGCGATGCGTAGTAGGTGTGCGAGGCGTTCAGAAGCCTGTCGGAGATGGTCGAGTTAAGGCTTACCCCGGCGTAAGTGGCGATGCTCTGAATGAGGCTGAAAACCGTCAGGCCGTTCGTGAAGTCGAGGCCGTTCCACCAGAGATCGATAAGGCCGTTGAACTTTTGCATTTGGTCATAGCCGCTTGCGACCACCACCCGTGTATCCGTCCTCGCCGGGGAGTCGATGATAAACACGCCCATAGGACACGCCAGCCATGTGCTGTTCGCTGCATCCCAGAGGTCAATGAATATCTTGCACCGCCCGAAGGCGAACCCGGTCAAGGCGCTGTCGGCGTTCAGTAGGCTCATCACGATGGTGTTGGATGCGGTGGTGCCGACCCTTACGTTCGTGTCCTTGCCAAACAACTCGCTGATGACGATCCCGCCGTTTCCCTCGATCCTTCGCCCGGAGTGTGTGTCCGTGGCTTCCCTCACCAAGAGAGTGCCGTTCGCAATGACATCCTCATCGTCCGTGCAATCGACCGTGTCCGGGATAAAATAGATCCTGCACCGTGACGGGACATTCTGCCTCGCCAACTGATGGAATCGCTCTGAAACAGGATACATTGGGCCTCCTTAGTAGCCGATGAAGGCAAACCGAATCGGGTCGTAAAAGATGGTTTTGTTGACCACATCAATCGTGCGGATCGGGTACTGGGCATCGGGCATATAACATTCCCAAGTCTTGTAGCAATCCTCTTCAGGGTCGTAGAAGGCAACAGTAAGCTTCCGCTCCAGTATGTTGGAGAATGCGCTCCTGAAGATGACATTCAAGGCAGAGACATCCGAGTTGTAGCACGGGGGTGTCTCAAACTCGATCTTGGGCGGTGTGTTCGATACCGTCTCACGCCACAGCTGCCCGGTGGAATCACGCTCCGCTGTTTCTTCCATGCGCTGATCGGGGGTCACCTTGTAGGTCTCTGCCTGAATCATCGTGGTCGGGACAAGCGTCATGTTGGGGCCAACCTTTATCAGCCAGCCTTGGAAGCCTTGAAGGACATCGGAAACGGTTACGGATAGGTACGCCCAGTTGCTTGACCACACCTTGTTTGTGCCGACCAAAGTCCCGATCTGTTGCGGGGTGAGCATATATGTGATTGGGGTTTTCAGCGTGTACACAAGCATCCCGGCCGGGCTTTCTGCAACAGGGCAAACGAGGTACACGGAGGTAGCCGCACCCTGTGTAGCATTGTACGCATATAGGCCGACAGAGTTGTTGTCCGGGCTTCCCAGAGACCCAGCGCTTGACAGGCCGATATATGTGTAATTACTTGCGACAAATCCGGGGTTTGCAGACGGATACGAAGCGCTGACACTTGTCGAAAGCGATTTATTCGTAGACCCGGTCGCAATCGTATTCCACGACAGCGTACTCAGGTCAACACCAACCTTCGTCACGGTAAGCAGACCAGTTATTGGGTTCACCGTGCCGCCATATACGACATCTGCCACACTCGTCCAATCCAGCGTCACCAACGAATACGGATCACCGTTCACGGCAGACATACAAGTTTCCTCGCCGCCGTTGTAAGGATAGTAAGACTTGGGGAAATAGTGTGACCTGAAGTATGCAAGGCCAGCCCCGCTCGTCTCTGTTTCGGTGTCGTAAATGACGGCGGCTATGTCCGGGGAATAGTGGAAGATGTTCGTCAGGTCATAGATTTGGAGATTTTCAACCGTAGCGTACTCGGAAGGAGTGGCTGCCGTTGCAAGACCAAACCTGAACTGCTGGTCATCCCTCTGAACATCAATGACCATAGAAAACGAGATATCATTCGCCCCGTATTCGTATGTGAAGGTTTCACGATAATCGTAGGTGTTCGTGCCAAGATTTCCGTAATAAAACCCAGCCACAAGAGTCCTGTTGCTCTCGGACATCAAGTATTTCCCGGAAACCAGATAAATGTGATTCTTCGTCAGGTCTATCGCTGCTTGCTTGATACTGCTTGAGGTCGTGGGGATCATGGTTGTCTTCGTGCCAACAAACGAAAGAGTGGAGCGAAGGGTTGTCCACTTGGACACATCGAGAGCCGCCAGCTGAGTCCAGACAATCGTTTCCGTGAACTTCGGGTCATTGTACACGGACAGCCCGGTGAGGCCAGTGATAGGCCGGACATTGAGCGAGGAAGGCGTACCGCTCCCGGATTGCGTGAGCGTGATGGGGATAGACGCACCTGTGATAGCGGCGGTTCCAAGGTTGTCGGTGAATGTTGCCGCCGTCCCTGAGTAGGTGTGCGGATCATCGTATATATATCCCAAGGTTATGAAACCTCCTGATTGAAATAAAGGGCCGACCCCGATGTGGAGACGGCCCGGTTAGTTAGGTTCGTGCGTAAAGCTGGCTGGATCGTGCGACAACTTGACCCAACGCAGCCGAGGGGGAGAGTTTCAACTCCTTCTGAGCGATGACTCTGAGAAGCCTGTTCTGTTCCTCAAGGAGGCGATTCTGCTCTTCCGTAGCTTTGCTGTCGCTGCTGCCGACATTGGCCTTAGTCAGGATGCCGAGCAAGTCGGACAACGGAGCCACAACTTCAGGGTTCGATCTCGCCCCGGCGTACTCGCCTATGATGGCAGGAGTGAGGCCATACGCAAGACCGCCGTTTGCAAGCGTGACTTCCAAGTTGAAGTTAGGATTGTTTACATGAACAGCAGCATTGTTGGTAGAAGTTCCCGCCGCTGCATTGACCTTGACGGTGATCGCCGTGGTCTTGCTGGTGGGCAAACCGTTGATGTTGTCCTTCAATGTGCCAACCGTAGAAGCCGTATTACTGATAGCGGTTTTTGCATCGTTGATCTTTTTTGTCAAAGTTTCAACAGCAGAAGTGTTCACGTTTGCGCTGATGTTGAACCCGCTCGATGCCCTATCCTGTGCGTCAGCAATCTTTTCGTCAATCTCGCCGATGCTGTCACGGGCCGCTGCTGCCTTGTCACGAAGACTCTGGGCCGCATTGCCCAAGTCAACGCCGATCAATTGCAGCAACCGACCGATGGAGCCTTCGGACAGCCTATCGACCATGTCAGCGATGCCGTCAAGAATCCCGGCCTTTAGGTTCAATATGAATTTCTCTACGTTGCCGCTGATGATCGTGCCACGGGAAGAGATGAATTCGATGAGCGTCTCAAAGAACGCCCGGACATACTCAGCGCCGATTCCCAGAGAAGCAGTGATGATATCGCCGAATCCTTCAAAGATGGTGTCGATGTTCTGGAACGCTTGGGCGATTCCCTCAAGGATGCCCTGACCAACCATCTGGCCCGGTTCCATCATCTCTTCTGCCGGGGAGTGAATGCCAAACGCCTTCTTGAATCCTTCAATGAACGGAGTGAAGATATGCTCCTTGATCCACGGGATGAAGTTGGTGGCAAAGTTCTTCAGGCCGTCCAAGAACCCTTCAAGTGTGAGTTCGCCCTCAGGGAACAGCAGACCGCCAAAGAACGCACTGAGGCCGCCGAAGAGCGCACCAAAGAGTTCGCTGACTCGGCTTGCGATGCCTCCCCAATCGATGTTCTCAAACCACTCACGGATCTTCGCACCGAGTTCAAACGCATCGAAGGTCTCAGTGAAACCAATGGCGATGTCGAGTACGTTCTTGATTTTGTCGGATAGGCTCCGGGCGGCTTCGGCGGCATTCCAATGCTTAATGCCTTCGTTCAGCTTCGCCGCAATTACTCTGCCAACGCCTTCCCAATCCCCGTCTTCAATCTGGTCACGGATTGCTGTGGCGAGTGCGCTGAATGCCTTGAGGTCTTCGACAGTACTCAGCGAGGACTCAACCCCGGAACTGCCGCCACCGCCACCGCCGCCTTTGTTGCCGATGACATTCAGTTCATCGAACGCAGCGAGAGCGCCTTTGACAGCCTTGCCAGCGCCGCCAGCGGAGGATGAGACATCGTCCAGAGCGGAACTGAAGTTGACAGCCGTATATGTGCCTTGCCCGGTGATGACGGCGAGGAACCGTGCGATTGCGTTCGCCGCCGAAGAGATAGCCGCCGCCAGATTCACGAACAACGGGGCGAGGGCCTTCACAATAGGCATGACAGCCGCACCGAGGGCCATCTTAATAGACCCCCCGGCGGCCTTGATCGTGTTCATTGCCTTGGCAGAGGATTCGCTCGTTTTTGCCAGTTCCTCTAAGCCCTTCTTGACTCCGTTAATTACGCCACGGATAAGGGCCATAGCCGCCATCCGCATCATGACGGTGCCGAGACGCTTAATGAACCGACCGAGCAGAGACGCTTGGAACGCCTTCTTCATTGCACCGCCGATTCGTTGGACTACATTTGTCCCGGCTTTCAGTACGGAAAAAAGTCCTTTCCCAGCAAATATGGCGGCCTTGAACGGAGCCGAGAGGATGGCCCCGGCAACAGCGAAATCGCCCTTCATGATAGCAGCAGACTCACTTATCTCCGCTTTCAGGAAGCTAAACGTATCTGCGACCCGGCCCTTGATAGAGCCAAAGACAAGCGATGCGGACTCCCTGAGGGCGGTAAACATCTCGCCGCCAGTAGGGCCAAGAACTCTGCTTGCTGGTGTATCAGCTTGGATCGCCGCAGTTGTTGCCGCAATCCTTTGCTGTCGAAGCCTTTCCTCGGCCTGAAGCATAGCCATCCTCGCAATGACAGCCGCTCTTTCCTGTGCATCAGAAGCCGCTTTGGCCTGTGCCGCCTCTTGTTCTTTGGCAATGACCTTGTTTAATTGCTGAGTGTATTTGTCAGCCGCAACAATGGCCTTCTTAAAAGCTTCTTCGGATTTCCTTGCTGTTTTGCTGTCAGAACCATAGTCACGGACATTGTTTGAATATGCCCTTGCTTTTTCTTTGACATCCCTGACGGCATCAGACATCTTCATCCGAGCAGCTGCCGAAATGTCTCCGACTTTTTCTATCGCCTCGCCAAGACGGCCCCAGGCCTCAGCGCCAAGGGTCAGGAGTTCTTGGTTCGCAATGGATTTTCCGAATGTCGTTTGGAACGCTTCTGAGTTTTTGAAGTAGTTTTTATCCCAAGGCCCCTTGCCGTATCGGACGAATTCTCCTGATCCCTTGGAACTCTTTGGCGTAAAGTCCATAGCCTCCTTGAGCCTTTTCATCTTGGATTCTATGTTTTTTACGCCTGTGTCTACTTCCTTCGCCAAATCGTCAAGCGGCTTGGCCTTCCCGGTTTTGGTCTGAAAGTATTTCTGGAATTTCTCCGTGTAGGCCTTCACGGTGGCATCCATCTTGTTTAGGACTTCCTGCGCTTCAGTAGCATCACAGCCAAGCCTGATTTGCAGTTCCTCTACCGTTAGAGCCATATTGTTACCTCATGTATTGGATTTTATCCCGGCAAATTGTGCCCGGAGTTGCTCGATTCGTGCTTCCATCTTCTGCTCCTGCGTCCATTCCTTCTTCGCTTCCTCTTTGATGGCCTGAATCATTAGTTCATCGTAAGAGGGGAATAGGTCACGCTTCGGATGCTTTGCGAAACAGTTTCCGAGGGCGGCGATGAAGTTCTCTGCCAACCCCGTACTCATCTTGTATCGCTCTTCGGCCTGTGCGTTGATGAAGGCGATGGTGTCGGCGGGTTCGGTGTCCCAGAACACATTGGGCATCATTCCCGCCGCACACGCCTTTTCAAGTAGATCGATAAGCACCTCGTCAAAGTCAGTGCAGACCTTGAGGGAATCGAGAAACTTCTCCGGGCTTACTTCTTCTTTTCGTTCTCCTTCTGAATCTGATCCTTCACCATCTCGGTCACGGACTCGTTCATCGCCGAGTGCATTGCGTTCGCCATCGCCTCGTCCATGTCCACTTTGTTCAGCGGATTCTTGAAGTATTCGATAGCGGGCACGTTCTCGGTTAGACCGAGGTCTCCGAAAAAACCCATGCCGTTGATGAAGTCGGCTACCTCCGTGAACATAGGGATGAGCCGCCCGGACTCAAAGGCCTCGTCAATGAATTCCTCCGCTTCTTTCCGCTCGGTCTTCCCGAAGCACTCCACCACGCTGATGAGGAAGTCAACATCGACATTCTCATAGGCGGCGAAGAATGCGGCTTTCAGGTTGTTGCATCCGATGAGGAACTTCAGCTTGCGGTATGCGCTGGCAGAGGCCTTGAGTTCGATTTCACGGTTACCGTTATTCAGCATGAACATAACGAAATTCACTCTCCTTCTCATTTATTCGGTTTAGGCGGGGGTGGTGACAGCGGCCCCGGTGAACAGATCGGTGTAGGAGGGGGTAGCACCGCCGCTGGAAACATAGATGCTATCGCCCGTCAGCTGCACATAGAAGTGAGCGCTCTGGGAGTTGTTGCCCGCCTGACCCGCCATAGAAGCGGACTTGGCGATGCCCTTGTAGAGGATGCCAGCACCGAGGACATGGGCCGTCCCGGAGATGGTGCCTTCGACATACTCCTCATAGAACCACTGCTCACCAGCGGCGATGACAGCCGCCACCTTCGCAACGGAACCAGTGGTAGCGGTGAAGTCAGGGGCGTATTCGTAGTCCAAGACATCCTGACTCTGCTGACCAACGAGCGTCCTCTTGAACTTCTCAGAGATGATGGACAGTTCCACGGTATCGGGTTCGCCGCCCTTATCGGGGGTGGAGATGATGCCGGGGATCTCGGTGGCAGAGGACATAGAGTAGGCCGCAGCGTGGAAAAGCTTCTGCCCAGCAGTTGCCTGATACTTAGCCATATCGTGTTATTCCTTTCAGAAAGTGTTTGATTTCTTTGTATACCAAATGTTCTTGTACCACTTGCCAGTAGGCTCATGGTATCCGGGCTTCATGTCGTTGGACGGGCGGTAATGCTTGGCCTCCATCAGGCTGTGAACCTCATCGAGGATGGACATCACACCGACCGGGCCGTCTTCCACGGAATACACGGTATCTGCGAAGATGGTACACTGAACAGTGATTGTTGAGAGCAGGATCTCGTTTATCCCTTGCACAGCCGGGGCCGTTTTCACGGAGACCAGCACACAGGGGAAGATCGCCTCGGTGTCCTGAGACTCTGGTGCGACATACACGCCGCTCAGACCGTCCTGAAGATAGTCGAGAGCATCCTGCAAAATTCCGACTTCGTTTGGTAACATTACGGTATCACCCCTCTAATGGAGACAGCCACAGCGTCCTTGACGGCACGGTTGACTTCGTCCTTCTTGTTCTGAGCCGCTGGGCGAAGGTACGGATGCGGATGGGCACCGATCATGCGGTAGAACTCCGTCTTTGTGCCATCCTCACGGGTGAACAGTGGGTAGTAAATCCCCAAGTCCGGGGCCTCGTCCTTATGAACAAACCACGGCGCTGACCCGTTACCGTTCTCTGCGTAGATACCAGTACCGAATTCAAGCGTGGATGCCTGAGGAAGCGCACCCGTCACGACATACCCCGTGACCTTGTTTACGCCCTTGCGGCCTTCTTTGTAGCGAATGCTTGCGGCAAGATCCCCGGTGAGGCCATGTCCTTCGTTCAGGATATTGCTCATCGCATTCATGCGTACCAACTCCCCGCCGTTTGCGAGTCCGTTGGCGATGCCGTCCGGGATGGCACCTCTCAAGGCATGGAACACCGACCCGTTGTACTTGGATGTGACGGTGGCGATAATCATACGGTCTTCACCGCCGTGTAAATCCGAATGTGACGGAATCGGTGCAAGTTATCGACAAGGAACTCAGGGTCACTGTACAAGCCGCTTTCCCCGGCAGACGGGGCGGTCATATAAAGGCCGTCCTCCTGCGAGATGTCCTCGTTCACGGATTCGTCCATGAACAGGATCTGAAGTCGGTTCGTAGGCAGCAACCCGTATCGTTCGATGCTTTCACTCTCGTTCCCGGAAACGACAAGTGCTTCGTAGGTGCGGAGGTTCTCATACCCGGAGATGTGGACATGGTTGAAATTGTCCTTGACCTTCTTCGGGGAGACCACCCAGATCGTGGATTTCAGTTCATCCCTCATCCTGCTCCTCCGAATCTGCCTCTTCAGGCTCCTCTTCGGGGATGACAACGGGAGCCGCCGGGTTCCTCATCTTCTTCAGCTGCACCCGAAGGTCGCTCTCGATGTCGATGTAGGCCTCGGTAACACCAATGCCAGTGAATCTGGATGTTTCCTCCGCACCACGCCGCCGCCATGCCCTGATGGAAGCGGTACGCACGAATGGGAGGAGTGCATCGGGGAGAACGGAGTACCCGGTGATGCCAGCCGCCATGTCATAGTAATGGCTGACCATAGCCTCCAACCGGGATTCATCGATCAGGTCAACGCCACAGAAGGCCTCAACACTGGATACGATGCCACCCACAGCCTGTGCTTTTGTCTGCATATTCATGCACTCCTCTCTGTTATCTTGCTTAGACAGCGGTCAGCTTGGCGTGGAACCACTCAGGCCCGAAGTCGAGACCGATCTGACCGAAGATCTGGCCCTTCTCGGCAGCGCCCGTCTTAGCCAGAGGCTCATAGAAGAAGTTGCCCTTACCGGGGACATTCATCTCGACAGGAGCGCACACGGTCGGATTGTAGCACAGGATCTCGCCAGCACTCAGGTTGGGGGACATGACCACATCCACGTTGCCGAAGTCGGTGACCAGTTCGATGATGTTGGCACCGCCGATGGTACGGCTGGTGGGCATCAGGTAGCCCGTCTGACCCTCATACAGGCCAGTAAGCTTCACCTTGTCGGTGGAGGACAGAAGCAGGATGCAATCGTCCACATTGCCACCGTTGTCGTAGATCGACTTGAACATAGAGATCAGGTTCGCCTTCGTCCAGCCAGTGCCAGAGGAGTAGGTGCCAGCGTTCGTGGACACGGCATTCAGGAGGCCCTTGGTCTTATTGATGGTCGCATCGCTGTTGGCGAGATTGTACGCACCCTTCGTGAAGGTGTACTCGATGTCGTTGGCGATGGCTTCCATCTGACGGGCGATCTGGAAGTCGAGTTCGGCGGCGGGGTTGGGGATGTCACGGGCGATGTTGATGCCGCTCATAGTCCCCATGTTGCTCATCTTGGCATAGGACACGGTGAGCGCACGATGGAAGATCTGGCAGACATTCTTCGCCTGAGTGCGAGTGAACCGGGTAGCATCGGGAGCCGTCAGCGAGGCGGTCTCAGAGATGGCGGGCTGGGACGCATTGCCCAGAGAGTACTCCAGAGACACAGGGAACTCGACATGATCGGTGTACTTGGGAGCGCCGATGCTGTTCAGGATGGGGGTACGCTTGTTGCTCTTGGTATACAGGAGGCCAGCGTAGTTGAGAACCGCAAAAGAGGTTACGTTTTCAGCGGACATAGTCTTTCTCCTTGATAAAATTGATTTTTACTGAAGGGACACTCCCATCTCATGGGCCTTGCGGATCAGCGTGACCATCTGGACGGTATTTCCCTTCTCCAAGGCTGCTTTGTACTCGGAGCGCAGGATCGACACGGCATCAGGGCTGGCACCAGCAGCGGGGGACTTAGCGGCAGACAGGAGATCGTTCCTTGCCTTCTGCTCTGCCACGGCGCTACGGGCTGTCAGGAGCGACACAACACCGTCAGCGAACTGCTTGGCGGCAGCCTCGTCTGCATAGTGGTCGATGTCGAATGCGGCATACTCCTCAGGCTTCAGCCCCGCAGAGCCGAAAATGCCACGAATGAGGGTGCCGTTCTTCTGGTAGGCGAATTCCGACCGCTCCCGCTCAAAATCGGCCCGCTCCTGTTTCAGGCGCTCCTCTTCGGAGAGAGACGCATCTTTCAGGGCCTTGAGTTGCTTGGAATAGTCGGACGCTTCGGTCGCTTTCTTGTCGAAAGTTGCCTTGGAGACATACTGGGTCAGGTCTACGGCATCAGGGATCGTCTGAGCCTCCAACGCCGCAACCTTCTGCTCGGCGGTCATAGCCGCATAGCCTTCGATCTTGGAAGTGTCAATAGTTGCCATGTGTTTTCCTTTCGGGTTGTTTTTGAGTGCTTCTCTGCACTATAAATTTGGGCTTTTTTATGTGCATCTCCGCACAGTGTGGTGGGAATTATTTAACCTGTCTTCTCTGACAGTTATAAAAAGCCGCACAAGGCGGCGATTTACTGTGGTGCCTCAAGGTGGAATCGAACCACCGTCCACGGATTTTCAATCCGTTGCTATGACCGTCTCAGCTATCGAGGCATGGCAGGTCGGCTGTGACTTGAACACAGACTAACGACTTTGGAGGTCGTTGTGCTACCAATTACACTACCAACCCAATGGCGCTGCGTGTAGGACTCGAACCTACAGTGGGAATCCCCATCACTGGTGTTCAAAGCCAGCTCATTGCCAGTTATGATAACGCAGCACACAGCTGTGCCATATCCACCCTTTCAGCTTGCGGGGGTGAGGGAGTAGATGGAAGTGAAGTATGTGTCTTTTGTGCCTGTATCAGTCGAACCAGTAGCAACATATAGAAGCATATCCAAACCATCACCAAGCACCACTTCGCAGTTAAAACTTGGAAAAGTTGTTTCGTGGTCTTCATAAACAGCCTTCATTGGTACAAGATACCCATCGCCATTATACGCTATCCTAAACCAAATCTCCTGCCCCGCTTCGTAAGCCGCATTGATTTCAGCAACGGTATGGTCCATCGTCCCGGAGTAGTCAAGGGCGGTGGGGGTCAGGGTGACGATGAATTTATCAGGCTCAATGGTTACTGCATATATGCCCGCATCTTGTGCAATGTGAAGTTTCCCGGCGCAATCATAGCCAAGATTCTCCATAAAATGCTTTTCTAACGGGACAATGAAGCTATATTTGTTTTCTACATAACCAGCGTAAAACTCGCTGTTAATTTTGACACCACGCACCCAATATGTATCTGGAAAGTAAAGGGCATTTCCTACTTCTTCGCCCTTCCCTTCCGGAATACGTAAGGCTCCATCTGAATATTCTACTGGAATCCAGTATTCCTGTACCCCAGCCGCCCACTCATCGTTCTTCACCGCCAGCACCTTCCCGTTGTCGGAGGCGGTGACGGGGGGGAGGGAGGAGCCGCCGCCAGAGCCGCCTCCGAGTGCGTTGATGAGGCCTACTGTTTTACCAGTACTCATGGTTACTCCTCCTCCGTGAACTTGGCATAGGTGTTCTTGTTCGTATGGGTGCCCTTGGAGATGCCCGTCATCTCGGTGGTATAGGCATTGGAGGTGTACCATCCGTCAAACGTATAGCCTTCCTTGGTAGCGGGTTCAAACACGACCTCGTCCTCGATAGTGAACTTCGCCGGGTTGTTGGGGCTGTTCGTAGCGCCGCTCATGCCATTATAGGTGATGGTGTATTCGGTCAGCGTCCACTTGGCATACAGGGTCATAGTGTTCAGAACCTTGTCCGTCCACACCCAAGCGGTCTCACAGGCAGGATCAACGTACCAGCCGCCAAAGGTGTACCCGGTCTCGGAAGGATTGTCGGGTGCGGTAGCGGCGGTGTTCCACGCAACGGTCAGCGCATCGACCTGAGTGCCGTGGCTCTGCATATCAAAGCTGACGGTGCAGTTCGGGGGCGTATCGCTGCCCTGTTCAAACCAGCCCTCAACGCCCATGTCATAGAAAAACTTTTTGCCCGTGTCAACCTCGGTACACGGAACGCCTGTCACAAAAATGCCCGTGGGCTTGGTGTCCTGAGAGGTGCAAAAAACGGCGGCAAAGACCCGTCCATCGCTTACCATCTCCTGACCAACGATACTTACGCTCATTTATTCATTCTCCTTGATATCTTTTTCAGGCACGGCGGTAAGCCAGCACCTACAATTCCAGTGGGGTTTTGCCGGGACACGATGGAGCAGGAACTTCCGACCGTGAAGGCTCAGGCAGATGTCGCAGACCTTGTCATCGATCTCGGCGTTCCACCGCACATACTTCACGCCCATGTCCTCATAGGCCATCAGGCGGGACACATCTACCGAGCGGATGGCATATTCCTGCACCATGTGCGACCAGAGATGGTAAGCCTTGTCAAACGCCTTGCGAATCTCGTCCGTCTGCGTGTAGACGATGGTGTCTCCGTACTCTCCCTGTTCCTGTTCAGGGGTCTTGTGGGACTTGATCGACACGACTTGCTCATACAACCTCTCCCGCTTGCGGTCTACCTCGTTTCCGAGGATGTACCCTGTGATCGGGTCTGACTCATCGAACAGCACGATCAGGAATAAGTCCTCAAACATTTCCCGGCGCTTCTGCTTCTCGGTCAGCTTTTCGTACTCGCCAACGCCTATCTCCCGGACAAGCTGTTGCATATCGATATACGCCTGAGCGTACAGAGCCTTGGTGATCCTGTTTATCTCGTCAAAATCAGCCAAGGCCCCGACTCTCCTGCGAACCGTGGCGAACCTACGGGCCGTCTGCGTGAGGACTTCACTTGTTAGTCTGTCGGCTCTCTCGTAAACGCCCGTCTCCTCGTTCCACTCCATCCTCGGTCTCTCCTGTCATGAGTCTATCGTCCTTCTTCTTGACGGTGCTGTTGCGGCTCTCGACCATAGCGGCCTTAGACATCACCTCGGCCTCATATGCGTCCTGCTCACGTTTGCGTTCAACAGCGGCGGTGCTATCGTCCACAAACTGGACTTGGTCGAGAATATCCTTGTCGGACATGATGTCGGCACCCTTCATCTGGGCGATGAACTGGGCCTCCTCGGAGCGGCTGGACGGGAGGTTGCGATCGAACGTGACATCGAGTTTCTCCCAATCCCATTTGGTCTGGTAGAAGTAGTTCAGGGCAGCGGTAATCATCTGTGCCCGCCCCTGAAGCAACGCCTTCTCAAACGACCGCTCAAGGCCCAGAACCGTATTGTCCATGCCGTAATTTTGATATCTTACGGTCGTGATGTTCTGGTAGACCTCGCTCTGCCGCACCGGGTTCTTGATGCCGAGCATTCCGAAGATGTCGTTGGTCAGGATCTCATAGTACCCACGCACGGAGTCGATAGGCACATCCTTGAGCAGCCAGCGCACATCATTGTCCTCGCCGAGCCACAGCGTCTTCAGGTCTTCGATGCTGGCCTTGATCTTCTCGGCCTCCTCCTGCGTCTCAGGCTTCATGTACCCGATCATCAGCAGGATAGCGTCATCGTTGTACTTGAACGTGTTGCGGAGGTTGTTCAGCAGCGCATCACGGGCGTTCAACAGAGGGATGACATCCTCAAAGAACCCCTTGCCTTCGGGCATCGGATACTCGATGATGGGGATGCCGACCAGCTTGATGAAGTTCAGTTCCTCCTCGCTGGCGGGGATCTCCATGTAGTTGGGGAGGTTGACCGAAGCCGCAACGCCAGCGTCCACCGGGGTGGGGAGGCCAACGATGTTGTTAGAGTAGAAGCGGTAGAACGTGTGTCTCTTGTTCGTGATGAGTTCGTACTGGTCGCACAAGGCGTTGGTGACCGGGTCAACGAACTGCTCACGGCACAGGAACGCTACCTTACCCCGCTCGATGGTGTTGTCCTTGATGAGGACGGCCTTCTTCGGGTCTACGGTCTTGAAACGGATACTGGGGGCACCCTCGCCGTCCTTGACGATGTACACCCGCTCATAGGCGGTGCGGTGGATGAGCGTGTCACGGGCGAGTGCGATGTCCTCCTCATCGGAGTGGTTCTGCCGCAGGACGGCCCCGTAGACATCGAGGTACGCCCGGATCGCCTGTTCGTCCTCCTTGGATTCCCCGGAGTCCAGAACTTTGCGCTCAAACACGGAACGCCGCTGCCCGTTCAGCATCTCAACGGTGCGGACGGTGGTCGTGACACGGGAGTAGTACTTACAAGGCTTGCCAATGAAATACCCGGCGGCGATGTTGGTCGCATACCGGGCGATGGGGGAGAAGACGAGAGCGGTTGTCGGGTTGGCTATGTTGTCCAGCGTCTGATCCTCTCGCTCATAGTAGGTGTAGAGGTTCTGACGAAGGAGCAACAGCGGCTCAAACTTAGAAAAGACTTGCTTGATGTTCGTCCCGTCAATCTTCTCAACATCTTCAGGAGACATGAAAATTTCGGAAAATGCCATCTTTTCTCCTTAACGAATGTCGATGAGGCGAAAACTGGATGCCTCAAATTTATTTCCAGCGAAGATATCGTAACCAAGGGCGTAGGACATAGCGTCAATGCCGTGGTCGAACTCCTTCTTCGGGATCTCCAAGCGGTTGCCCATTGCATCCTCCTCCCATGAGTACATCTTCAGTTCCTCAATGAGGTTGGTGCAGGATTGGTCAACGATGATCTCATAGTCATGCAGCCAATCGATTCGGCGTGTGACCGCCTGTTTCGTGCCCTTGGCCTTGCCCTTCTTGCATCGGTCGGCGGCGATGCCAAACCTCTGAAGGGTCTTGATGCGGTCAGGCTCGGCGAAGTCGCAAAACACGACATGGCCCTCGGCCCGCTCCTTGATGGCTTGGGCGAAAACATCTGTCGTGACTTGCTTTATGAAATACTCCTCAAGCACCCAGATCTTGTGCTGATGGGTGTCGAGGTGAAGCTTGATGAACGCACAGGGGTTGACATAGCCGAAGTCCACGCCCTGACGGATGTTGTCGAATACAGGGGTCTTGCCCTCACGGGTGAGCCGCTTGATGTCCGCAGAGACCCAGTGAACGCCCTCGATGAAGACCGTCTTCCCGATGATGCCCTGATTGCCGAGCGTATCGACCCAAAGCCGCTGCCCGGTCGCAGACTCACGCTGACGGATGTCCTCCTCGGTGAGGAATTTATTGTCAACGTATGTGGTCTTGAGCATCGTGACCTTCAGGCCATCGACCACGCCCTTGGCGATCTTGTCCTTCAGCTTCAGCTTCTTCAGATCCTCGACCGTCTTCACATCCGGGTGCTTCCAGAGCGGCTTGAAGAAGTACTCATGCATCCAGTGCGTGGGCAGGATCGGGTTGAAGGCGAGGACAACACGCTTGTGCGGCTGCGGAAGACCTTTCTTGGCGGCTTCCCGGTCGATACCACGAAGACACGCCTGAAGCATCCCGAAGGAGGCAAGGTTTGGGCACTCGTCCGCTTCCTCCATGAAGATGTCCGTCAGAACGCCGACCTTGGGCTTTATGGACTTCAGACGGCGAGGCTCCTCAAGGGCACCGAAGATGATCTGCCGCCCGTTGTGCTTGCAAGTGATGGTCAGCGTGGTCTTATCGACCGTGTACTCGTTGGCGAGGCCCCAATCATCGATGACGGCGAGGATCTCGTTGTAGCAGGACATCTTCAGGTCAACCTTGAAGTACCGGGTGACCAGCCAGTTGTGACCGTTGTAGTTGTCAGCCACGATGCGGCGGCTCATGTCGTTCGACTTCCCGGAGCCACGACCCCCGAATGAGATCTGTATGTCCGAGTCATCGTCCCACAGCACCGAGTACACCGGGTTGAAGCCGTCCTTCATGATGAGGCGGTGCGACCCGTCCGACAGCGTGAAGCAGTAGACCACATCCTGTGGCTTCACATCGTACTGGGCGCAAATCTCCTCAAAACTCGGCATTCATGGGCACCTCATCAGGGTCATCCTCGCCGAGGATCGTGTACTCAGTGTCGATGATGTCGGCGGCGGCAGCCAAGGCATCCTTCCCGAAACCGCCCCGGACAACGCCGATCTCCCCGTTCACGTTCACGTTCACCGTCTTGTCGTTCATGCCAGCCATGTCAAGGATCGCACGGGCGGCGGTGATGCGGTCACGGGCTGACGGTGCCTCCCGCATATCCCTGACCAACGAGTCGATGGCCTCCGGGACATAGCGGATCATCGCCTGTTTGTTCAGCCGGGTCTGCTCCTTCAGAAGGCGGTCGATCTCATCGAGGAACCGCTGCTGCCTGAAGTACTGCATGATGGCCTGATCGGTCACCCCGACCAACTGGGCCAAATCCTTTTTCTTGGTGACAGCTGTGCCGTCCGCTTTACCGAGTGCCCAGAGTTCTGCGGCCCTCTTCATGTTGTCCGTGAGTTCTTTACTCGTCTGGGCGGTTGACTCGTTCAGCGGAGCCACGGCAGTGCTGTCGGTGGCTTTCTTGCGGGGCATCCCTGACCTCCTGTTCTCGTTCTCCCCGACCGCCAAAATACGAAAAGAGAGAGACCAGCGCACTCGTCATGCGGGGCCTCTCCCTAATCGAGAAGGAGGTGAGGGGACGGAACAGGGATTGCCGGACTCCCAATTCCGCAAGTATATAATAAACCATATGTCCAAATATGAAAAGACGGACAAAAGCGGACAAGGGGTGACATTTGCGGACAAAGGTATCCATCATTTGTGAACAATTTATGAACATGGTGCGGTGACGGCCTCGTTCAGGTAGAATGATACCGAGCCAAGGGTTTCGTCTTCTTTTCCCGGCTCACCTCCTTTCATCCCCGCTGGGTTGGTCTGTCCCGGCGGGGTTCTTTTTATGCCCGTTCGATAGAGTATGGATACAGTATCGATACAGTATGGATAGAGTATCCGTGGGTTTTCATGGTCAAAAAATTGGCGGCACCCCGGTCAAAGCGTCATCGATTTTTCGGGGGAGAGGGGTGAAAATTCGCTGAAAATTCACAGCAAATTGAAAAGTGTGCGATTTTGCGGTGAAAATGACCTGAAAAGTGTGATCTTAATATATATATAACTTAAAGAGATATAACCAAAGAGTAGTGGAGAACACACCTTAGGAGATAGAGTTAAGGGGACGTAGGTAAATAGGGGTGTGGGGGGAAGAAGGAGAGGGGAGAAGAGGAGGAACCTACTATTTGTTCAAATTTTTGAAGCAATGACGGTGCTGGCGGTGCGGATGACGATCTTGACCCCGGATCACCCCCCTCGCCAAGGCCGAAAATGTGCCCTTCTCATTACAAGCCCTCAGAGGGGCCTAAAATCCGTTTTGTCACCCGGAGGTATAAATACACTCTGAAGCACAGAAAACCGAAATTAGACCCCTTGTAGGCCCTCACAGGGGCATTGTGTAACGAGTGAGGTACATGGTCATGGGTTTTGAGGGGGAAATTTGCGGGGCAGCCCATCCGAAGGTGCCTCTCCCCCCAAAAAATGCCCCCTCCCCGTTAGCATATGCTAACTGGGGGGATGTTTGGCAAGTGTTCAAGAGATCGTCCGGGGCCAGATCGCCCGTGATCCCTGCCGATCCGCAGCCCTCCGGGGTCCCGTGACCGCATCCCCTGACAGCATGGACCCGGATCGCCTCCCGCAGTCCCTAGGGTGGAGGCCCTGCCGGGGGCCTGATCCCCTGCCGGGGGACCACTATATCGGCTGCCGATACTATGCGTGGCGAGGTATCAGGGGTCCGGGTGCGGGGCCGGGGATCATCCACCCCCAGCGGCAGCCCTTCGGAGGTCCATATACTATCTATATGGATGATATACTGGGTCGATATACTCATATTCGTTATAGTATTATACATATCTATATATATCTTATTAACTAGTATGCCATATTACTATAACTGATGGCCTATGCTATCCTATCCGATAATGTCTAGTTCCTTTGCTACTCTAATGGATTCAAGTGATCCCGGAGGCCCGGAGGGGAGGGGGTCCGCTGGGACCCTTTTTGCCAGAATGCGTTTTAACCCCTACTTAATCGATTAAGATTGGGCACTTCCCCTCTGGGCATATAATCTATAGGGCACACCCCCGAAACGGGCATTCTAGGCGAAATTCGATTTTAGATATATAGGACCTATAACGAATACGGATATGGAGGGGGTAACACCCCTGCTAAACTTAGAGTTTAGGAACGCTGAACCGGTATAGTATTACTAAACCTAGAGTTTAGTATTTGTGCGTTTTATACTTCAAATCTTTGAACTATCCCGTCTCTCCAGAAGAGACTTATTTATCGTTTTTCGCTAATTTGTCGATTTATATGAGATTTTTTCAGGTTTGTTTTGACAGGGGGCACACCCATACCTATTATAGAGGTAGGCCGGGGGCACACCCCCGGACCTCCCCGCAGGGGGTTACAACTTCCGGGGCCATGCGGTCCACCTCTTCGGAGGCTGGGCAGGCCGCCACCGGGATCACCATGAAGGAGGGGCACAAGATGACCACGAAGCACATTCACACCAGCAGCAGCATGGAAGCATGGGAGACCGTCCACGGGATTATCTCCGATGTGACGAAGACCGAGAAGGGCAGCGCCCGGGCAGGATATCCGATTTACACCAGCGACCGGGACGGGCGTGAATGGGTCTCCGATCTCGGAAACCGTCTGGAAGTTAACCGGGCAAACGGGGAGACCGTCTGCATCTGGATCGACCCGCAGGAGGACGGGACGGTGGCAGCAGTGGAGGCTGCCTGTCGTATGTCTTCCTACTATAGGGAAGAGGCAGAGGCAGAGAAGGCAGCGCTGCGGGCGAACTGGTCCACCCTGTATACTCCTTCCGTGATGATCCGTGTGACGGTCACGGTCTCGGACCCCGGGCTGGACCCAGACCCGGACCGGGCGCTGGTCTGGAAGTCCCTTCGCAGGGAATGCGGGCAGGAGTTCGGGTCTCCCTCCGTGGTCTTCCGGGTCATGGAGTCCTACTGCAAGGAGCAGGGGATCATCTGGGGGACCATGCGGGACCCGGTCGCAGAGTTCGTCCGCTACGGGAGGCGCTACGATGAAGGACACTTCGTCTGCTCCTGCCTGATCGGACCCAGCGCAGGGAAGGAGGCCGAGTTTCTGGGGACCTGTTCCCGGTTCCTGTTCCAGCAGCATGACGAGCATACGGGCGTTGAGCTGCCCTTCTGAAGGAGGTGGAGACCATGACGAACACGAAGACCACGAAGACCACGAAGGCAGCCGTGTACGCTGCGTATGGGATCGAATACAGGGCCGGGAAGATCGCCTCCCCTCTGGGGTGGGTCTCCCCGCTGCTGGTGGATGGCAATAGCAAGCTGGGCCGGGGGGTCTGGACCTTCTCCACCCTCCCCGGGACGGGGTACTTCTCCGCAGAGGTGGACGGGCAGCAGGTGGAGGTCCGGGGGACCTGCCCCTGCTCCTGCTCCGGGTGTTATGCTCAGACGGGGTTTTATCGTATGCCCTCCGTGATCCTGTCAAATGCGCTGCGGACCGTCATCGCCCGGGAGCATCTGGGGTTCATGGTCCGGGCCATATCTGCCCAAGTCGCAGCGGAGGGGATCGCCCTCCTCCGCATTCACGCCTCCGGGGACTTCTTCTCTCCTGAGTATGTGGACGCATGGAGACAGATCGCAGCGGCTGCCCCCGGGACCCTGTTCTGGTCCTATACGAAGAATGCAGCAGCGGAGGAGGCCTTCAAGGGTCTCCAGAACGTGAACATAGTCCGCAGCGTGGTCCCCGGGCTGGGGTTCAACTTCGGCCCCTGCGGTTACATCCTCCGAGCCTATGAAGCACTCCGGGCGCTGGGCAAGGATGTTTATATCTGCCGCTGCGGGATCGACCCGGACCAGCACTGCGTAAACTGCCGGGGCTGTTCCCGAAACGCCTATGTGCTGTTCATCGAACACTCCACCAGCTACAGGGCAGCGGATGATCCCGACCTCCCGAAGCTGCGGGAGATCATTGAGTCCCAGCCCAAAGTGTGAAGGGAAGGAGGGTCAGATCATGGAGACCAAAAAGACGCAGACCCTCCGGGACCTGAAGCCCGGGACATGGTTCACCCTGAAGCCGCTGGAGACCCCCCGGGAGGGACAGGTCTGGGTCCGGGGAGAGTATGACCGGGCAGAGAAAAAGTACTCCTGCCAGAACTGGGCAGACATCTGTCGGGAGAGGTCCCTGAAGGGATCGACCCCTGTTTACACCGACTTTATCTTTTAAGGAGGACACCACCATGAAAAACAAAGAATACTACCAGACCAGAAGACCCTTCACCCCGGTCCCCGGGGAGACCTATGAAAACGAAGGAGGGGGCAGCTTCGTCTGTCTCCCGTCCTTCCCTCTGGAGGGGGAGGGGTTCATGAAAAACACCCGCAGCGGCTGGACCCTTCAGGCTCATGGCTGCGGCATCTATGAAGACGGTCGGATTGATTGGGACTACTCCACCGGGCTGGGGTTCACGGACTAAAGAAAAAGGAGGATCAAAAAATGAACATGAAGCAGATCAGAGAAGAGACCACCACCGTCCGCATCTACGGGCAGACCCTGAAGACATGGTGGATCAACAGGGAAACCGGGGAGATCATCGTGACCGGGGGCTGGAAGGACCAGAAGGCCCGGACGCTCCAGACATCCCCGGGATGGCATAGGCAGCAGATCGAGCAGGAATACACGGAGTATAGGCTAGACGGGTCGGTGAAGCAGACCGGGTCCCGTGACTTCGGGGGTCCCTTCATCTGGACCAGACCCGACAAAAAAAGCTACTGGGTCAAAACATGGAACGGGGTGAGCAGATGGAAAAACGGGTGCAAGTCCCTAACCTGCTGGGGGCTGGTCGAGACCGACCCCGATACCAAGCCCCGGGACCTGATCCGGGTCCTCCGGGTGATCCGACCCTACTGCCGGGACGCTGCCGAGATCAGGCTGGAGAAGTGAAGGGAGGGAGAACCATGAAAAAAACAACGAAGAGGACCCCGGTCTGGTCTCCGACCAGATGCGGGTGGAGAGGAGGCCGGGAGGTCTGGGGGATCACTTGGTCAGACGGGACAGAAGGGGAGTACTTCATGGACCCGGACGGGCTGGTGCCGATCTGGGAGGAGAGACCAGACGGGGCCTTCACTAGCTGGGAGAAAAAGAAGGACGGGACCATCATCGTGACCGAAGAAAAGGAGGTGTGACCAATGGAAGAAAAGACGAAGAAAAAGACCCTTCAGGAGGTTCTGGAGGCCCTGTATCTGCTCTTCGTGATGCTGGTCAATGTGGAGTACTAAGGAGGGGAAAAGACCATGAAAATGACTTGCTGGCTGGTCGTGTTCGACTTCAAAGCTGGGACCCAGACCGTCCCGGGGAGGATCACTTGCCGATCCGTGGGCCAGATGGCAGACGGGTCGATGGTCTGGGAGGACGAGGCCGGGGAGCAGTATCAACTCTTCAGGACCTCCGGGGTCTACTGGTTCACCCATATGTGACCGAGTGCGATGACAGGATGTCCGGGGTCCCCGGGCCTCCAACTGATCGCACAGGATCAAAAACAAACACTAAGGAGGAGAAACAAATGAACATGAACACCCTGACGCTGGTACATCAGATGCTGGTGGAAGAAGTGAAGAAGACAGACCGGGCATATTCCAAGGCCCGGAGTCTGTACTACAAAGCAATGGACGAGGGCAGGACGGAGGCCGCCGATGACCTCCGGGTCGTAAAGTCCTCGCTGTTCAGAAAACACGCATACGCAGAGGCTGCGCTGATGGACTTCCTCTATCACGACTTCTTTTCCAGCTTTGAAGTCTACGAAGGCCCTGCCGATCCCGAAGGAGAAAAAAAGTACATCGGGTCCACCCCGGTCTGGGATCAGGCCCTGACCGCAGTAAAAAGCGCAGCCAAGAGGAACAAGGTCTATTTGGTCCTCGGGGTCCGGGATGATGGCACCAACGCATGGATCGACACATGGGAATATTAAAAATCAATATAAGGAGGATAACAAAAATGAAACCCATCAAACCCTGTCCAAAGCACGATTGCATCCTGCACCGTGATCTCACTGCCCCGGAGCGGCTGGACCCTGCCATGACCGTGATAAAGTTCATGCGGTCCGAGTTGGATGATCTTGAGTACAGACTCAAAAACGCATCCGACTCCCTGACGGAGGACCAATTACTGACGATCTGTGATGCCATTTCAAACGCATACCATGCTGTTTGCAATGCGTCCCGTCTCGGTGAATCTGGATACCACCCCCTCCCGGTGAGGGTTGTCAGGTGGGACAGTTAGGGGGTGAAAAAATGAACCAGATAACCCGGATCAAGATGGTGAAGGCCATGGAGTTCATCGCCAGACAGGTAAACAATGAGGAGACCTTCATGGACCTATGGCTAGCTGAGGGAGTCGCTGACGGGGATGTCAGGCTGGGCGATCTCCAAGTCAACGAAGAAGACCCGGACCTACTGGAGTACTACACAGCTGATGGTCCCTTTGCCGATCTGATGGGTCTCTTCCTGCGTCTCATGATCGAGGCAGAAAAAGACGGTGGTCTGTACTGCGATGATGTCTGTTCGGATGAAGGAGGTGAAGACGATGCTGCTGCGTGGGATGTTTGTGAATGAGGACGGAGGGGTCCGATACGCTTGGGCCATCGTTCACGGTCACAAAAAAGCAGAGACCCGCACCCGGGATATGCTGAAGCGGCTGGTGGGCCAGAGGGTCGCAGTGATCCGCACCCGGAGAGGGAAGGCCCCGGAGGTGGTGGGGTTCGTGACGATCACCCGGAAGGAGTTCGTAAAGAAGGAGGACTTCGCTGGTCTGTTCGATCTCCATCTGGTCCCTCCCGGCAGCGGCAGGGATTGCACCCGATCCGGGAAGTGGTTTTACTATCTGGAAGATGCCCAGCCATGTGATCCGTACCCCCTTCCCGCTGATGCGGTCAGGCATGGACGGTCTTGGTGTGAGTTCGTGGGGGTGATGGCATGACGATCAGCGAACTCATCATGATCCTGCGGAAGGCGAAGAAAATACACGGTGACCTGAGTGTCCTCATAGATGCGAACGGTCTGACCTATGAACCTGAGTGGATCATCCCGGTAAACGATCTGGCAAGCTTCGACAAA